ATGACAGATCTGGCAGACGCCGGGTCCGTGGCGGCGCGTGCGCTGCCGGCGGGCAACCCGGTACAGTCACCGGCAGGCGTGGACAACGGGTCCGCCGCGCCTGGCGGCAAAAGTTGGTTTGACGGTCTTTCCGAAGGCAACCGCAAGCTCGCTGAAACCAAGGGCTGGACCAAGCCTGAAAGCCTCGATCGGGTTTTCACATCCTATGCGGAGCTGGAGCGGCAGCAGGGTGAGAGCCTGCGCGTTCCCGCCGCGGACGCGCCTCGGGAAGACTGGGAGCGGTTTCATGCCCGGCTGCCCGAGGCGATGCGTCCGGTCACCTCGTCCGAAAAGGTCGAATACCTCAGGCCGGAAGGGCTGCCGGAGAACTTCGCCTATTCGGACGAGCTCGCTCAGGCGTCCAAGGCCTGGGCGGTCGAGGCGGGTGCCTCGCCGAAGACCGCGCAGGCCTATCACGACATGTTCGTCGGCTATATGGCCGAGCAGGCCAAGCATCAGGAGATCGCGCTGGCCCGCTCGGTGGAAGCCACCCATGACGAGCTTGTCAGGGACTGGGGACCGACCGACAGCGACGGCTTTCGCCAGAGACTGGAGGTCGCCAACCGGGCGATGAAGAAGCTCGGCCTGGTCGATGCCTACAAGGCGAAGGGCATCCTTCTGCCTGACGGGGCGCTGACCGATCCGCAGATCGCCAAGGCGTTCCAGGCGATCGGCGAGGCGATGTTCCGTGAAGACACGATCGACGGCGGTGCTTCTTTCGGCGGAGCCAATCCGTTCAAGCGCAACGCCGCCGGCGAACGCAACCTGACTGACATTTCAGCCCTCGTCAAAAGCGACCCCGCCCGCGCCCGGCGACTGGCTCGCGAGGCGGGGGAAAATCCCGACCGCTGGATGCCCAACAACCCGCGCTGACGATCGATCAGCAGCACTGAAACGCCCCTCATCCGGCCGCTTCGCGTCCACCTTCTCCCCGTCGGGGAGAAGAGGCGCGCCGACGTCGCAAGTCTCCTCTCCCCCCGGGGAGAGGTCAGCCGAGCGAAGCGGAGGCTGGGTAGGGGGGCACCCGCCGCCAACCCAAACCTGAAGGAAGAGAAAAATGGCAGATGCCTATACCCGTATCGCGGACGCGATCGTTCCGTCCGTCTATGCGCAATATGCTTTCGAGGAACATGTGCAGTCGCTCGAGATCTACCAGGCCGGAATCCTGTTTTCCGACCCGGCCATCTCGTCAAAGCTGTCGATGGGCGGTCGCTCGGTCGACATGCCCGGCTGGAAGGATCTCGGCAACGATCCGTCCGAGCCGGTCAACGACGATCCGGCCGATTCCATCGAGATGAAGAAGATCGGCTCGCGCCGCGAGGTCGCCGCCCGCAATGTCCGCGCCCAGGCGTGGGGCGTTCCGGACCTGACCTCGATCCTGGCGGGCGACGATCCGCAGAAGCTGATCGTCAAGCGGCAGACCGAGTACTGGCAGCGCGCCAATAAGCTGACCCTGCTCGGCATCCTGAAAGGCGTGGTCGCCGACAACATCGCCAATGACGGCGGCGATCTTGTGCGCACCACCGGCGCCTCCATCGTCGACACCGACATCATCGAGGCCGCCTATCTGATGGGCGACCGCGCGGACAAGTTCAAGGCGATCTGGATGCACTCCAAGCAGATGAAGGCGCTGAAGCTCGCCGACCTCATCGACTATGTGCCGTCTTCCGAGCAGGGCGGACCGCTGATCCCCTACTACATGGGTCTGCGCGCCGTGGTCGACGACGACATCCCGGTGACGGCGGGCGTCTACACCGCCTTCATGTTCAAGGACAAGGCGATCCTGTGGAACGAGCTGCCGGTCAACACCGAGGGCGGCCCGCTGGAGTTCGACCGCAAGCCGCGCCAGGGCCATGGCGGCGGCGTTACCGAAATGGTCGGCCGCCGGCATTTTGTGCCGCATGTGCCCGGCACCCGCTTCCTCGACGCCTCCTCGGCCGGCGAGTTCGCCACCGATGCGGAACTGGCGCTGGCGGCGAACTGGGACCGCACCGCGTCGAGCGTCAAGAACATGACGTTCATCGCGCTGAAGACGACCGAGGCCTGATAGGACCGAGGTGGAGGGCGGGGGCGATGCGCTCCCGCTTCTTTTCTAAACTTGGCGCCGGCCATGTTCCGATCCTGGCGTGACAAACAGAGCCGGAATCCGTCGCCGGCACAGGATTGGCCCGCAGAATCAATGCGTGGGCAACACGCTCGTTGGCGGCCTCTCCAAAATCCGGATCCGACGAAGGCATCGGCCTCGAGCGCCATTGCCGGCCGTGCCGCAGCGGCCGGGTGATTTTCGGCGGTTCAGCCCTCAGTGCTTCGTGAGCAGGAAACAGCCATGGTACACATCATCCCCCTTTCCATTGGCCAGCGCCGGCTCGATACCGGCAATGCGGCGCAATATCCCCAGGGATCGCCGATCGGCGGCGCCATGCAGGGGCTTGGCGACCAGTTTTCCGCTGTCGCCGAGCGCTACCAGCAGATGAAGGATCAGCAGGAGGCGTTCGACGCCGAGCTTGCGCGGCGGCGGTTCAACGGACGGATCGCGCAGGCGGAAGACGAGGCGGCGGCGAATGCGCCGCCCGATGGCAGCGGCCTGCATGAGACCATGTACGGCCAGGTCGACCCGCGTAACGGCCAGGTGGTCAAATCAGGCCTGTTCGACACGCTGTTCGATGATGCCTTGCCTGGCATGCCCGAGAGCCAGCGCATCAATTTCGCCAGGCAGAAGGAAGCGATGCGTGCGGTTGGCGCGCTGCGCATGGCGCAGCGGCAGCTTCAGCGGCGCAAGGACTACGAGCAGGCAGAGGTCGACACGGCGCTGAAGACCAGTGCCATCGCCATTGGCAAGGCCAACCCCGACGACACCATCACCTTCGAGGCAGCCCGTCAGGAAGGGCTCGATCTGATCGACAATATGGGTCTCGACCCCGGGATCAGACAGCAGAAGGTCAAGGATTGGTTCGGCACTGCGGCCAAGACGCGCTTCGAGGCGTTGATCGCCAAGGATCCGAAACGCGCGCTGGAGATGTTTGGCGTCGGGACGTCGGGAGAGTCTTCT